ATACCAAAACCAACTACCATACCAGCAGTGCTTGGACTATCAGTTGTAATTCCTAGTGTCTGGTCAGCAGCATTGTCAATTTGACATACCTTCATTTGATTTGCCCAAGAACCAGGGTTCTTTGCTGCATATGTAAAGTTAGTTGCAGTTGAATAGTTTGCCTCATAGTCATCAAAGTTTTTAATCTTTGCTGAAGTTGTTGATGCAATACCTACACCTGCATTAGCATTATTTAAATTATCATCATCAGTTCTAACTATCTTAAGAACTCCCCCATAAGTAAGGAATGATGAAGCAGTCATCCAATACTCATACTGCGCATTTGCAGATTGTGGTTTTCCAAATGTATCAATAAGACCTTGTGATGTATTGATTTGAGTGACTTCATTTACAGGACCTTTTACAAATGGACCTGCAATTCCACCAATGTTATCTAATACGTTCTCAGCTCTTCCTACTGTAAGATCAACTTCCCTGATTAATACACCAGGAGATAATTGAGGAGTAGCCATGTTTTTTTCCCCTTAAAAAATTCTCAGTTTATCTGAAAATATTTATTGTTTTTAACTTTTTCAGAGGGGAAGCCATGCATGAACAATTACCAATCAGGATATAACCAGTCTGTAAACACTCTTTGTTTCTTTCTATTTTGTATTACTCTTCTTGTAGTGCATACTTTACACTCATATGAATATGCTGATGGCAGAGTCCCTCTTTCTTTCCTAGTTAAGTAAAAACCATCTATCAAGTTTTTAGTTTCACCACAGGTTCTACATTCTCTTTCAGAGAGAAATAGATGATTATAGGTTATCTGCTCATCTATATCCATTATTTCTCAGCAGCATATAATGCAAATGTAGAAGTAGTTATAACAGTCATCATATTAGCAATATTTTGTTTAGTATCAGAATCACATTGTTTGAGAGTAAAACACCCAATTATTGTTGCTCCTACAATTCCTAACTGAAATAGAATTACAATCCTTATGAGATTTATAACTTGTGTTTTACTATTCTTGTCTTTCATTAGTCGTGTTTACACTCTCTGACTTCAGACCAACCACCTTGTTCTAACCACATTTTATAGTGTGGATTATACCAAGCGTCACTGATATTATAAGAAGGCATAATAACTTCTCGGATATATCTTCTGTTCTCACTTGCTGTGACTTCTACATTGTTAAGTCGTTGTCCTTCAAGAAGTGAAACTCTATTCTGTATGCCTGATAGAAACCATACCATACCACCTGCTTGGGCAGCAAGGAATGTAATTACAGCAACAGGCATTTTAAAATCTTTCATTTTATAAAGTTATGTTTTGATGTGCTACTCTTTGTCCTGTTATGAATGACAATGAATCTATCTGCAGCAAACGTGCCTGCAAGACAGACATCAATCTCGTCACCATCTTGCCAGTTTACATCACCATTCTTTTTGGTGTGAAGCATTGACTCTTGAATTTTGTCAATAATTTCTTGTGTTAGTTTCATTTTAACCAAATCCTAATTTTTTTGTTTTTGAAGAAGTAGTTTTGGTTTCAAAAAATCCAGTAAAAGTTACTCTATCTGTATCTGTGAACCAATCTTCTTTTATATAAACACTATGCCAATAATGACTAGGATATAATATTAAACTATTATACTCAATATTTGCAATATATTCAAGTTGATAATTTTGAAAGTTTTCATTTGATAGTTTTCTCCAGTCTTTAGCTTTTATCTTTTTGTGTCTATCTCTGACTCTATCATGGTCATCATAATCGTCAGGAGTCCAATCACATACTGATTTTTTACCATTAAAAGAATAGAAGGCAGTCTTAACTTTATCTGATTTTGTTAAATTGAGGTTAAAAGCATAATCATTTAATGGATTTATATCCTCATCAGCGCCTGGAAAAGTATCAACATGTGGGAGATATGACATTGTAGTGTACAAATCTGCATTTCCATTGTAACAATTACCGTAAAATTCTATTGGTTCAATACTATCTGCGTTATAAAATTTAATAAATTGATTAATCAATGGATTGAAATATGTTTCAACATCAAACCCAAAATCAATTGATTTTCCTGGCCTAATATTGCTATCAAGACAACGATTCATCCACCAGTAACCATTTTCCAGAAACTCTCTAACCTGTTCTGGATATTTCAAAACATTTTTAGCAATAACTATTGGAATGTCTTTCTTTGATTTACAAGACTCAGGTATTTTCTCAAAAGATAAATCATTTAAAATGAATACCTCTTTCCATTTTTCACTAGCACATTTTATAGTCATAACCACTCAGGTTTACGGTCAGGTATGCGAAGATAGTTGGTTGCAGCCCATGGCTTTGATGCGATATATCTTTTGTATGCAACAAAGGTGTCTATACTATCATCAAACTTCCATTCTTCAGGCATTGCACGAGGAAACTGTGTTGCCTTATAATAACAATCATTTGGAAGTTGTCCAGTTTTTTCATAGAATATTGCTTCTGCTTCTAACAATGGTTCTTCACATGTATGTGTTTTACCATATCTTTCTGTATATTCATTTGACAAACCAAAACCATGTGCAATTAACCATGCGGTGTTGTATATGTTTTCTGCTGCCCAGGCGGTGCAGGGATGACCTCTGAAGGCGCCTTTCTCTGTTTTGTAGGGTGTACCATCCCTTTTGGTTAATTGACCCCAATCAAAGTACCATTTGGAATATACCATTGATAACATTTGACATGTCTCAAGGGGCATTTTGACAATGTGTTTGTCAGGTAATACTCTTGCCGATTCATAAGGGCAAGGTTCAGTCACGAATACATTCATAATTAATAATTATAGGTGCAGGGTCATTCCAATGGCGTATGTTCCCTGCGATAATGAAACAATTAGTAACAACTAACTGTATAAAAATAAAGGTGCGAATCTTTGCAATGGTGTCTGCTTCACTGTTAGACTTACCAGACTTTTCTCCAAGTGCTTTCGCCCATACTCTCCACCACTTCTTCATATACCTAACAACTTTCTTTGTCGTTCAAAGTATCCATGAAGAATCCATGAACTGCTGTTCATCTTTTCAGTTCCACCAACAGCCCACTCAAACTTTACTCTATCATTATTTCCAAACTTATCAAGCTCTGGTGTGTTACCTTTTGCACGATCTCCACCATTACAAAAGACAACTGTTTGAGATATCTCAAGACATTTCTCAATCGCACCACAGGCAGAGTCATCAACGTCATCCCAAGATACAACAGCGTCAACCATATTCAGATGACGAATGATATCTGCTCTTTCTGTCCAAGATTGAAAGTATTGACCTTTCTTTCTCTTCAACCAAGGGTCTCCATTCAGACCAACAACCAGATAGTTTGATAAATCTTTTGCTCTCTCAAAGTATCGAATATGACCACTATGTATTGGGTCAAACCCACCAGTGACAAGACTTACTTTCTCAAAGAACATTACTCAAATGTAGAATCAGGTTCAAGTGCGATGTAGTATTTTACATCAATATCTGTATTAGTAAAACAAGATAGAAGTTTTGATGATACAACCACGTTGTATGACCCAGGCAGGATCTTAATATTCTCTACCTTAAAGTTGAATACAAAGTCATTTACTGTCTCACCAACGGTCACAGAGAAGTGATTAGATGTATCATTCTTCTTATCACGAATCACAATACTGATTGAACCATCTTTACCAATCACTGATAGATCAGGAACTTGATATACTGCAGCAGCTTTGAGAAGTTTATCCAACTGATTAGTATTCAATTGAAAACAAACATCTTCGGTTGGTAGAGTAATCGCTTTCTCTGGTGGACTTATGATTACATTTGGGTCTGCAAAGAAATACTTTGACCTTGCTCTGTCTTCACTAATGACGGTGTATCCTTCATTCTTAAAATCTAACTCAGGTTTTTGATGCAAACTTAATGCATTCAAGAACTGATTTAAATCATAGACACCAAAGTCTTTAGGTATATCTTCTTCGATTGTGGCCTCTGCAAGAATATTTTTCATCACAGAGATTGTTCTCAAAGAGTTACCTTTCTTGAATAATATAGATTGATTGATAGTCGAAAAGTTTTTCAACAACATCAATGTTTTGTCAGAAAGTCTCATTTTTTGTGGTCTAAGTTTCATGTCACTAATTTTGCTAATCACTGGATAGGTCTCATCCAAAGTTCCTTCCAGTGTTTCAGCTGCTAAACTATAGGCGTTTATCATAAAGGGAGTTTTACTCCCCTTATTATATCAGGATTGTGGTGTATCGTCAACAGGTGTGAACTCAACATCAGCATCTACTTTGTCATACAACTCCATGAATGCCTGTTTGGTCTCATCATCAAAACGATTGACACAAACTTCGATTGCTTTCGCTTTGTTCTTGAAGATTGCATATGCACGAATGATGTGAACAAGTCTACGAGTTGAGATAATCTCTTCGATACCACCATCATAGAATGTTTTACGAATGATGTCTGCCCAATCTACAAGTCTCTTGCAGAAGTCAGAGTCATTTACACCCAGTGATGCTGAGATATTATTAAGTATCTTGATTTCGTGTGCAGGAGCAGGATATGCTTGCTCAAAGGTAACAGGGAATCTTTCAAGGAATGCTTCATTCAATACGTTAGTGCCGATGAAACGTCCATCGTCAGAACCTTTACCTTTTGTGTTTGCTGTTGCAACAACGTTGAAACCTGCCTTTGGTTGAACAAACTTACCAATCTTCTTGAGGAATAAACCCTTACCTTCAAGAACTGGTTGTAAACAAAGTATCTTGTTAGATGCTAGGTCAATCTCATCTAGAAGTAAGATAGCTCCCCTTTCCAAAGCTTCAACCACAGGTCCGTTGTGCCAAACAGTATTACCATTAACAAGACGGAACCCACCAATAAGATCGTCTTCATCGGTTTCAATTGTGATGTTCACACGTATTAATTCTCTATTTAGAGTTGCACATGCTTGCTCAACAGAGAATGTTTTACCATTACCTGACATACCAGTAATGAAAACTGGATAGAATAATTTTGATTGAATAACTTTTTTTACGTCAGGAAAGTTACCGAAAGGAACATAACTATCATCCTTAGCAGGAATCAAATTTTGTACGACAGCGGGCATAGCTGCAGGAGCATTGAAAGTTTGCTCAAGTTTTTCTTGAACAGTAAGATTCCACTTACCAATGCCTTGCTTATAAGATTTAAGTCTTTTCTTTACAGTAGCAAGAGAGCAATTGAAATGCTCAGATGCTTCAAAGAGTTGCTTAGTGTTTACCTCAGTACCTACCTTATCGGAAAGGTATGTAACTAGGTCTTCAGTTGTAACAGGAACTGGTTCAAAAGGCATGGGTCTAATAATGATGTGTATGAATATAGTATAGGGTGTGGTGGGGTTGTGATCAACCCCTTGTGTGCCACTTTGTCAACTGACATACCCTATGAAAGAACTGAGTAGTTTTTTGTTGGTAGATTTATTACCTAACATTCTTTTGAATGCTTTAGAGATCTCACCTTTTTGAGCACCAGACTCAACATTGAATTCAACATCTTTGTTTAGTGATCTGCTATTGATAACATACAAAGCACTGTAAGCTTTTGGATTACTTATAATAGCAGACTTCTCTTTCTTCCACTGCTTTTGTATCTCAGTATACTTTTCAAAGTTTGCATACCTACCAACAAAACCAGAAAGTGAAGAACCATCAAGAATACGGAACCCAATAACATTTACAGCAGGATTACGGTCACGTAATTGTTGGATGAAAATGTTAGTGCAATTGTCATACTCAAAAGGAGCATAAGTGCGACCAGTTTTACGATCACGAAGAACTGCTGACCAATCAAGACGACGAACATGAACCTTGTACTCTTCTTTGTATTCATCATAATACTCTTTACCATATCCAGTTGTACATCCTTCGCCATCAGATAAGATGCAAAGATTTACTTTCTGTAGATCATTCTGTTTCTGGAAATTAGGAATGATGTAGTTCATCATAACGATTGCTTCATTCAAAGGAGTTCCAGAAAGTTGAAGACCTATTGTGTACTGGTAGTTAGTGTAGTTTCTGTAGTAAGAAGCTTCTCTCCAGAGATTCCTGCACATACGCTCATAGTCTTTACCATTAGAACGAGATGAGATAAAGTTTACTAAGTGGAACCAATCATCATTGATGTAAACCTCATTCTTTACAGCATTCTCTTTCTTGTATGAATAAGAATCATAATCATAATCAGGAGACTTGCTATCATTTTGTATGGCACGTTCTGCAACAATCCAATCATTAGTAAATCCATAAACCTCAAATGGAATCTGAACTTTTTTACAGAATGCAGTTAGGTTAAGTAACTGTTTTACAGTTGCAAGAATCTCATTCTGCATAGAACCAGACCAATCAAGAAGAAATAGAAGACCGTGATTCTTACCATCAGGAAGAATAGTTATTTTTTTGAAGATGTCTTCGTTATAAAGATAAGTATGTAACTTTGTAGTATCAAGGACGCCAGTTTTAGATTGACCAGCACGAGCATAAGCGTCAGCAGACTTACGGCACTCAAATTCTTTAACAAGATAGTTTACCTCCTTCTGAGATTGCTTACGAAACTCATTGTATAGTTGGTCAACATCTGCATAAGCAATAGACTCAACTGCTTGACTATCAATCCAGTCGTGTAGTTTCTTCCAATCAACAACATGTTTATCTAGGTTAACTTTCTCAGGAATCTCAACGTAGGTTAGATCTTTTGAGTCAGGAGAAGATAGTTTTTCTGATGCATCATCAAAAGAACGTTGAGTTGAAGATTGATCTCCACCTTCAGAACCTGCACCGTCTTCTTCATCTTCATCATCCCAATCATCAATAATATCCTCTTCAACCTCAGGTTGAACATTTGCAGTATTACCACCAGAAGATGCTCCACCTGATTGAGGTTTTGCATTTGGTTGATCTTGCTCATCACTAGACTCATTATCTTTTTTATCAGAAGATGCAGAATCACTTCCTTGAAGAACATTAGCATTAGATTCAGACTCATCAGGAGTAGATGGTATCTCTACCTCATCTTTTTGTTCCTGACTAAATGCATATACATCTTGAGCAATCTGTAGAACTTCTTCAAAGGTCTCAGCAAGATCAGTACGAGCAACAAATAACTTTTCTTCTATAGAGAATGGAATCAATGCACTAGCACCAATCTTGAAGTGAAGATTGATACGGTCAATCAAACTATAAGTGCTAAGATCTTCACCTTGAACACTGAAGAAATCCATGTCATGTAGTTCTTTGTATCCTTTAGAAAAAGACTTGTTAAGACCTGGAAACTTACGCTTCATAAGTTTCTCAATACGTGCATCCTCAATAACGTTTATGAAATCTTTAGGACAATCTGCACTATCTCTCCAATCTTCGTTAGGTGTGAACAATGCATGTCCTACTTCGTGACCTACTAGCATGTCATATACTGTGCTAGATGCTTTGTCCCACATTGGTAATGTCAATACACGACGATCTACGTCAAACATTGCAGTGGAAACTTTGCGATGTTCTACAATAAGGTTCTCAGTAGCAAGTAGTCTTGCAAGGTTACCTTTGATTTCTTGTTGAGTGTGCATGTGTCTTTGTGTCTGATGTATACATCATAGCAAAGAAAGTTATCTAGCCAACCAGTGCATGTGTCACTTCGTGAACTGTCTCCTCAATGGTAGAATAATTTTTATCTTTATTTACAGTTATAGTTCTATCAAATTTATCATCTAGTCCTTGTTTATGACTTATGACAAAGACTTTTGTATTCTCGTCAAAGTTTCTAAGTATCCATCCTAGATCAGATGTACCAGATTGGTCAAGAGATCCATCAAATATCTCATCTAAGATAAGTAAATTAGTATCCACGCTATTCTTAAGCTTAGCAATACTGCGCCAAGTGAGCAACAGAGCGATATCAATACGAGCTTTTTCGCCTTCGCTGAAACTATCATAGGAAAATACGTCACGGTACCTAGACTTAATTATCTCATCAAAGTTCTCGTCAAGTGTAAAATTGACATAAAACTCCATCCTTTGTAAGAAATCGTTAATTAACTTATTCATTGTAGGAAGATAAGTCTTGATAATCCTAGTCTTTATCCCATTATCCTTAAGTAGTTGTCCTGCAGTTGTCAGGACATCACGATCTTTCTTTAGATCAGCATGTTGTTTACTAGACTCCTTTTTATTACTTACAAGAAGTTGCAATTTATCATACTCTGCTTTTTTATCAGGAGTAGATCCTTCCAGTTCTTTGATCTCATCTTGTAATGAGTCAATCTGTTTACGAATTGTTAGTAATTGAAAATTGGTTTGAGAAATTGTTGTATTAATATTGTTTACTTCAGTAGAGAGTTCATTAAATTTATCATATCTTTTTTGCTCATCAACTATTGCTTTCTGTAGATCATCATATCCAACATTCATTTCATCAACCTTAGTTTGTCCTGCCTCTAACTTTTCAGTACGAAATTCTTCAGATAGTTCCTGTGTACACGTTGGGCACACATGATTGTCCTCAAAAAACTTATGCTCTTTCTTGCATGTGTTCAACTTATGTGTCAACTTAATCAAGTACGTGTTCAACTTGCTTAATTTTTCAGTAGACTTAGAATACTCCTGCATTTCTTTATTAAGTTTAAAGATTTGCTCTGTAAGAATTGTTACCTCTTCAGCACCTTGGAGTTCTGTATTTTTATATTCGTTTATCTTTTCTTTCTTACGATCAATCTCCTCCTGAGTTTTTTTCTCTAGAGAAAACATATGTTGTTTTTGTAATTCAATCCTATCTTTAAGTAGATCAAGTTGATAATCAATGTCACGTAGCTCCTCATTATTACCACGCATCTTATCTTTAAGGAGAACATTCATCGTAGAAAATACTTGAATGTCCAGAATGTCTTCAATAATATCACGACGTTGACCACCAGGTAATTTCATGAATGGCACAAATGTAGATGATCCTAGTACCACAATCTGTGTAAATGATTTATAGTTCATCTTGAGAACATTTGCCTCAAAATTTTTCTGCTGTTCTATTTGACTACTGTCTTGGTTCCATGCCTGTCCATTGCAATATATCTCAAACTTACTGGGTTTCATACCACGTATGACTTTGTACTCTATCTTACCAATACGAAACTCAATCTCTGCTACACAATCTTTTTCATTGATACTATTGACCAACATACTTTTACTAATCTTACGAAACGGTCTAGCAAACAAAGAAAAAGTAAGAGCATCCAAAATGGTACTCTTACCTGCACCGTTGCTACCAACGATTAAGTTTGTTCTTGCAGTCTCTAAATCAATTTCACTAAAAACATTACCCGTAGAAAGAAAATTCTTCCAACGGATCTTTTCAAATACTATCATTATTTGGGATCAGGGTCATCAGGTGGTATTAAAAAATCGTCAGGTGTAATTATGGAAAATCTTTGTCCACGATCTTGACATGCTCCTATTATAACATGATCTTCCATTTCCACAACCTGCATGTCTGGATAATCTTCTTCTTGTAACATCATCAAGTATCTTTCAGCATCATCAACCTGAGTCCAGATAGGAATAACGCGAGTTTCATCATCGTCATGAAGAGAAAACACACCTTCTGGATGATTTGCTACAGTTAGAACAAACATTAGACTACTTGACAGCTTTCAATATATAGGTTTCTCATAAGCTTCTTCAAGTCAGATTTGTCTACGGAGATCTCCACCTCATCAATGTATTCATTGAGAAGTGTCATGGTATCTTTAGTTTCTAAATCTGTGTCATCTATACCATCAGCATCTACAAGTGTCTCAACAATTTTTACATCATGAGCACCTACGTTGTAAAGACGATCAACCAATGTTTCAAACATCTGGTAGTCTCGTTTCTCTTCAACAATGATCTTGATGAACTTGTCTTTATAATCAGATACATCTGATTTGTTGTAGTCATACTTGGCATCATCGTAGAAGATCTTCTCAAAAATTTCGTACGGATTTGCGACAAACCTAAGTCTATCACTTTCAGTATCGTAAATATGAAATCCGCGAGAGTCTTTATAATCATTCCAATACATCTGATATGGATTACCTAGGTATTGAACATTACCATGTTTTGATTTGTGATGAAAATGTCCAGACCAGACACGTTTAAAGTTCTTGAAGTCAGATACTTTGAAACCTCCTTCAAAATGCATACCTGGTGTTACCTCAAAACCATCACACTCAAGGTGACCACACATAATTTCTGATTCACCTTGATTAATATATTCTAGACACTGTTCTCTATTACCTGAGTTAATCCAAGGCATCATCAAAAACTTCTTATTTCCAAGTTTAACATTCTTAGGTTCTGAGTAGATAGTAATGTTACTATACTTTTCTAATAGAAGCTCTGGTGAGTTAATAGCATTTGTATTTTTATAATAGGTGGTATGATTACCTAGAAGCATATGAACATCATAATCTACCAACCGTCTGAAGTAATTAGCATCAACACGGTTAAAAGTATTATAGTCCATAGACTTTCTATTATCAAAAGTGTCACCCAAATCAATGATTGTAGTGATGCCTTCTTTTTCAAGAGTAGGAAAAAAGATGTTATCATAAAACTTTTGAAAATAGTTCCAGAAGTTGATGTTGCCTTTTCTTCCATCAAGATGCTGATCAGTAATGAGTGCTATCTTCATTTCTTTTTCTTTGGATAATATTGGAAACCATCTGTTTTTTCTACGAGATCAGAAAGTTTAAACGTAATCATTTTATCCCAAGGAGTGCCATCTTGATCCATGAGAACTGCTGCTTTCTTTCCTTGTATTCTTTGAACACATCCAACGTATCCTCTGTAGATAGAATTTTCATCTATCACTTTAACTGTAGTGCCTGGTAAAATCATTTAATAAAGTTTTGCTTAGATGTACTACTCTTTGTTCTGTTATGAATAACAATAAACTTATCTGCTGCCCAAGTTCCTGCAAGACAAACATCAATCTCATCACCATCTTGCCAGTTTACATCACCATTCTTTTTGGTGTGTAGCATAGCTTCTTGGATCTGGTCAATTACTTCTTGTGTTAGCTTCATTGAGGTTTATGATCTTTAAACTTATCATGGTTACCATCACCTGGCATCTTACCATAAGCAACGTATTGAATTGCTTGCATTGACCCTTCTAGTCTAGCTAAGTCTTTTTGAATACGAAGATACTCTTCATAAGGTTCTTTTACTTCTGCTAGTCTAGCAGATAATTGAGTAGTTCTTTTTGTAAAACGCTCAATAAGTTGGTCGTAACTTTCTGTTGGTTTTGTCATCTTGTGTCTTGTTGTAAATTATTACTCGTGAACCATCGTGAGTAAAAACGAGTTCGTCATCGTCATCCCAACATAGTTCTTGATACAATGCATTCAAACGACGCATATCATCATATAGGTTGCTAGGCATTACCGATTCATTTTTGTTTCAATGTTTTCTTTAATGCTACCCATATCAGAATAGGAAGCATTCATACCTGACATATTACCAGTGTATCTGTCAGTGTGCATAACTTCGTCATATCCAGATCTTTCTAAGATCTTTCCTTTAATTTCCAGTTGCTTTTTTTCTTTTTGTATCCTACGCAAAAATGCATAGTATATAATCTGAGTAAAGTAAGCAAATGGATTTTTAGATTTCTCTGGA